ATGCCGAGACGCTAAAGAAAGCAGTAGAAGATGTCAAAAATTTCAAAAAGCCCTGAACGGCACACCTTTCAAAAAGAACAGTACATAGAACGAATGAAAGAAAAAGGTGAAGCTGTAAACGAAGACTATCTGGCCATGTATGAATCCTATGCAGAACAGCACAAGGCCAAATTTGAAGATCCGGCAAGTCGTGTTGAGAATATGGAATACGATCTATTGACCACTGATTGGATTCTGGAGAAGGTTCGTGAAAGTGACATCTATGCGCAGAATCTCTATGCGGCCATGTGTAATAGAGATTTTATCAAACACGATGTTATGCCAATCCTTAAGAATCAACGATGGCATTGCAGTTGGAGATATGCCGGTGGTATCATTGCAGATATGCAACAACAAGGCGACTACATTGATTGGTATTGCAGTGGTATCAAACAACTTCCACCAACTGAAGAAGAATTTCAAGCACTATCACTGGAAGAACAAGCTCGGGCAAAGGAATACGATGCCTATGTTCCGGAAAGTGTAGTCACTGATGAGATCCAAAAGGATCTGTTTCGTCTAGGCTGGGTGGTCCAAGACGATGAAATGGACGAGTAACCAAAAGGAGATAGTAGTCCAAAATGAACTTTGAACTTTATGAAGTTTGGGCCGAGGATGAAGACGGCCACGAGGAACTGCAAGAAACAACAGCTAGTAAAAAACAAGCCTGTGAAATAGCAGAATCATTATTAAGTCAGGGTTTCCTGTATGCAACTGTATATCAAGAAACCGAAGAAGGTGAATTGAAAGAGGTTCAACGTTTTGAACACGGTTGACAACTCGTCAAAACGATGTTATAATATACATATTGTTAACACACAGGAGTGATACTATGGCGACTACAGCAAAACACTTAGCAGACGTTCGTGCTAAAAAAGGCCGCGACCTAAGTCCAAAATGGGACGACCACGAGACTTGGGATACCAATCAATTCTTGCGTCATTTTCACTCTAGTATGGCTTGGTATCGTTTGGAAAGTTCAGCTAAAGAACTTAAACCCAAGGTCATTGATTGGATGGGTCGTCAAGGCTGCGCCAAAGAAGACATTCAAGCATTTAAGAAAACCAAAGACAATCGTTGTGGAATGACCATGGGGTCAATCGCAGCCTGTTTAATCAAAGGTATGCCTACAATACGTGCAGACTTTAACGACGGACGAGATACAGCCGTTTGGCTTCGTGCAGAGATCGTTAAAGTAATTGAACAAGGCAAAGACGACAAAGACGACAGCGAAGAAGTTGTTGAAGTTAAAAAGGATGTCTATACTCCTAGCATTCAAGAGCGTGTTCGTGAAGCCAGTTATAAAATGACTGAAGAAATTGAATCCGCTATCGACGCATTTCAAACAGATCCAGAGTCTTTTGATCCCAAGGCTTTCAAAGTTCTCAATGTGTTAAAGGCCAAAGAAGCCAAGGCAGCTCACACTCGAATCATTAAAACCTTTTACGAGCGAGATCTTGCAGAGCTTGTTGAGGCCGCAACCACCAAAGATGAACAGCTCAAAGAGGGCTACAGTCATTTGACTAAAGCACAATTGAAAAAGATCACTGCTTTTTATCAAGAAGTTGTCAGTGCCTGCGACATGCTAGGACAAGAAGCCAAGGTTAATCGCAAGCCACGTGCCAAAAAGCCCACAGACAAGAGCAAAGTTGTTGGCAAACTCAAATACATGAAGACCAACGAGCCATTAAAATTGGTCAGTATCAATCCTGAAGACATCATCGGAGCCCAAGAACTTTGGATCTACAACAGCAAAACCCGCAAGTTGGGCAAATATGTTGCAGAAGAATTCAAAGAATTGGGCGTTAAAGGTACTACAATTACGGGCTTTAATGAAAGCAAGTCTATTCAAAAGACTATTCGCAAGCCTGAAGAAAAGCTCAAAGAGTTTAAGGCTGCGGGCAAGGTAGCTCTGCGTAAGTTCTTAGACGATATCAGTGCTACAGACGCTCGTATGAACGGTCGTATCAACGAGGAAACTGTACTGCTCAAGGTACAATAAGATGTAGACCCTTCTGCCATAGTCGAATAAATACTAGACTATGGCAGAAAACAACCTCGACAAAGCAATCGCCTATTTAGGCACTAGTTTACAAACACTGGTACAGCAGGCCAACGGCCCTGTAGACCTTGAACATCTACATACAAAGATTGCTAAACGCAGTCTTACAGGAGATCATCTCAACGGTGGCACTATCATTAACTTTGCCAGCACAGGCATTAAGGATGAAGCTACCAAACAACAGATTACTGTAAAAGATTCTGGAGTAGAACTTGGAACTATTTCTATAGCGCAGGTCAAAGGCAATCTTGCTGTAGAAAATTCTATTACAGCAAAGTCTATGATCGTAGATGTTTTGGAAGTTAAAGAATTAAAAACTGATTTAAAGCTAGGGCAAAGTGCTCCATTAGAGATCACAGTCAGTGGCGGCGAAACATTGGTAGGCAAAGGCATTTTATTAAAAGGGCAAGGCCCTACTAAACAGTTGATTTTTACGATCAATCCAGACAAGTTTACCAGCACTGAGAATTTTGAATTAATCAAAGATAGAGAATATAGAATAAGTGGTGATTCAGTATTGTCGGCCACTGCTCTAGGGCAAGGTGTAGTAAAGAGCAATCTACGAGAGCTAGGTAGATTGAGAGGTTTGATTGTTGATGGGAGTGCCAGTTTTGGTCAGTACATCTATTATGACAACAATACCAATAGACTAGGGCTAGGAATAGATCAACCAAATGCGGCTTTAAGTGTCTGTGAAGATGGTGTTGAAGTGTTAGTAGGTACTAGAGATCAAACTCGTGGAATGATTGGTACATTTGCCAGCACACCTTTTGATATCATCACAGACAACACAGCTAGAATCAGCATAGGATCAGCAGGCAACATTCTTTTAGGTAATACCAGCGAAGGACCAGTTCAAGTTTCTATACACGGCAAGCTGGCCATCAGAGTAAATACTCCTGACCCAGATGTTGATCTTCATGTTAACGGCCCTGTTCGATTCCACGGCCACCTACACATTTATGCAGATGCTGCTCCTGATGCAGGATCATATAAAACTGGTGACATAGTTTGGAACACTGCTCCTAGAGCAGGAGGCAATGTAGGTTGGGTGTGTGTACGTGCTGGTAGTCCCGGCGACTGGATGCCGTTTGGCGCAATAACGCAAGCAGGATAATATGTCAGATAAATTAACACAAGCCGCAGAACTGCTATCGCAGGCTCTTAGAGAAATAACTCAAGAAAATACAACAGTTTCAGATGATCGTGTTGTAGAATTCAATGCTGACCCAGATGGAAATAACTACGGCAAAGGCCTGATGTGGAAGGGCCAAGGACGTACAAGACAATTTATTTTTGCCAAAGGCGATAAATTTATCAGCAGCGAGTCTTTAGAACTATTAAAAGATCAAGAATTTAGAATCAACAACAACCCGGTATTGTCAGAAACACAGCTAGGTGCTACTGTTGTTAAAAGCAATCTACGAGAACTAGGTAGACTACGAGGATTAATTGTAGATGGAGATCTAAGTGTTAATCAATATCTCTATTACAACTCTTCAACCGATAGACTAGGTCTAGGAACAGAACAACCAAATGCTGCTTTGAGCATTGCTGAAGACGGAGTTGAGATTTTAATAGGTACAGCAAATGGATCTACAGGAAAAATTGGAACCTTTGCCAGCAACGACCTAGACATTGTCACTGACAACACAGCCAGAATTACCATAGAAGGTGGTGGCAACATTAAATTGGGTAACAAAGCGTTTGGTCCTATACAGGTCACTGTGCATGGCAAATTGTCTGTGGGAGTTAAAACTCTAGACAGTCGTGCAGATCTTCATGTAGCAGGTGCAATCAAATTCAACGAAAGACTACATCAATATCTAAATGCTGTTCCTGATAATGGGACCTACGACCGAGGATCTATAGTATGGAATACAGAACCAGAAGTGGGCCGGTGTGTTGGATGGGTATGTGTACGTGCCGGAAGTCCCGGAACATGGATGCCCTTCGGTGAAATAAAACAAAGCGGTTAATATGCACTGTGACAATGCTGCCATTGTCATTGGCAACGGCGAAAGTAGAATATCTTTAGATATTAGATCCTATTGGGACAAAGTCACGCTAATAGGCTGTAACGCCATTCATCGAGACATGAGAGTTAATCATCTTGTCTGCTGCGATCATAGAATGGTTCGAGAAGCAGTCAACAACAAAAAAGTATCCCATATCTATACCAGGCCTAGATATTACAATGACTTCTATAAAGTTTTACAAAAAGAAAAAGTAAAAAATTTACCTGCGTTGCCCTATGAGGGAGTTCTCAAACCTGATCAGGCCGAACATTGGGGTAGTGGGCCGTATGCTGTGTTACTAGCAGCCGAATTGAATTTCAAAAATATATTGATAATCGGATTCGATCTTTACGGAAAGAACACTTTGGTCAACAATGTATATAAAGGCAGTATAAACTATCTTCCAGAAAACAAATCAGCCGTTGATCCTAGCTATTGGATCTATCAAATGAGAAAAGTATTCTTACACTACTCAGATAAGAATTTTAAAATTTTCAACCACGATACTTGGCAATGTCCCGAAGATTGGCGGTTGCCCAATGTAGAAGTTTTTGAGCTAGATAAATTCTATACAGAGGTTGCAAAAGAATTAAATACTATGTATAATTAAAGACACAGCGGTCTTTCAACGCCATTCATCCCGCTATATAAACTCTGCATGTCGTCAAACTTGCTACCTTACAAAGGAGACTAGAGATGGCAAATCTTCAACCAGTACAATACAAGTACACAAGCACCAAAGAATATCACGACGCCTTTCCCTGTGCATACAGACAATGGCGAGCTGATAGTCACTGTAATCTAAATCACGGCTATTCATTTAGCATGAAGTTTTACTTTGGCACCAACGACCTAGATGTCCGCAATTGGGCGGCCGACTATGGTGGTCTAAAAGAACTTAAAAAGATCCTAGAAGATCAATTTGATCACACCACATTGGTTTCAGCTGATGATCCGGAACTGGAGTTCTACAAAGAAATGGAACGCCGAAAGCTGGCAAAGCTGACTATCCTTCCAGCACTAGGTTGTGAAGCACTAAGCGACATGCTCTACAAGTATGTCAACGGTGTTTACATTCCGGACATGTGGGGTGATGGTGAAAGCAAACGCTTATGGTGTTATCGTGTAGAAGTACGTGAGACACAGGCTAATATGGCATTCCGTGAAGGTCATCGTGAATGGAATGAGGATCTATTTGCGTGAACTCGCTTGAACGAATTTGGGCCCGGGCAACCGGGCACCTAATGGGACAGACAGACGAGGATAGGCCAGATGTGCCTATTCTTTCTTTAAGAGAAGCCCGCATAGCATTGTTCTTAAAAACTTTTTGGGTAGTTATTCATGTTATAACCTGTTGCTTTATTATTGCCAACACCATTAGGCACTGGTAAATAATAATATGCGTAGATTTAACATTCATAATATTACTGTAGGCAACGATCAACCTTTTGTGTTGATTGCCGGACCCTGTCAAATTGAGAGTCAACAACATGCTCTCGATACAGCTGAACGAATTAAACAAATTAGTAGTGAGCTAGGAATTAAATTCGTTTACAAAAGCAGCTTTGATAAAGCCAATCGTTCTAGTGTGGGCACTAAACGAGGTGTAGGTATCAAAGAAGGATTAGAAATACTCAACACAGTCAAGCACAAACTTGGGGTTCCGATTCTCACCGACATTCACGAAACCTGGCAAGCACAGGAAGTCAGCGATGCTGGTGTAGATATTTTACAAATTCCCGCTTTCTTGTGTCGTCAGACAGACCTGTTATTGGCCGCTGGGCAGACTGGTAAAGCAATCAATGTAAAAAAAGGTCAGTTCCTTGCTCCCCACGATATGAAAAATGTTGCGGAGAAGATTGCCAGCACAGGCAACGAACACATCATGTTGTGCGAAAGGGGATACACTCATGGATATAATAATCTTGTTGTTGACATGCGTAGCCTACCCATTATGGCTCGCACCGGGTATCCAGTGGTCTTTGATGCCACACATAGCGTTCAGCAACCTGGAGGACTTGGAACAGTCTCTGGGGGAGATAGGACTATGGTACCCTACCTGGCGAGAGCTGCTATAGCCACAGGCTGTGTTGCTGCTGTGTTTATGGAAACACACGAAGATCCGGACAATGCTCCTAGCGATGGTCCTAACATGATACAGTTAGACAATCTCAAAGACATATTAGAAGAAATGGTAGCTATCGATGAAATTGTCAAAAGAAGTAAGAGACAGTCTAACTAAAGAGCAGTTTCGTTTTTATAAACAAAACGGATACCTTCCTCCTTTAGAACAGACTGTTGTCCATCCAGTAGATCATAATTCGAACAAGATAACTGTTCTCTGTGTTAAATTTGGTAACAAGTACGGCTCAGAATATGTAGAAAGATTAAGGAACATGGTCAGTAGACATATGACTGTTCCTTATGAATTTGCCTGCCTTACCGATGATCCAAACCCAATTTCAGGTGTAAGAACAATCTATCAAAGAAGTGCCGGATATACTAAACCTTGGTGGCATAAGGTTCACATGTTTGATCCCAATTTAAATATTGCAGGAAGAATACTATACCTCGATCTCGATGTTGTAATCTGCGGAACCCTAGATAAAATTGTGTTTAATCTGGGAAATAATTTTATGGGTATACAAGACTTCAATCGAAAGTTTCATCCTAGTTGGCGTATGCTTAACAGCAGTGTAATGAGTTGGATACATGGAACGCAAACAGATATCTGGGATAGATTTGTTGCCAATCCCGCAACCGCTCAAAGGATGCACGGAGATCAAGATTGGACTTGGCATGTGGCCAAGGATCGTATTAGATTTTGGCCTATAGAATGGATACAGAGTTATAAATGGGAAATCCGTAGTCGTGAAGAACTGGTTGTGAGAACTGGCAAGAGCGGGTTTAAAACCGTAGCGCACAATCTACAGGTTAATCCCCAGTGTTCTATTGCTGTGTTTCACGGTGACCCAAATCCCGATGTTGTTCCGGATCCTTTTGTAGTTGACAACTGGCGGTGAAGATGTTATACTGTATGTATGAACACTACACACAGACGCATAGGCTTTGCCTGCAAATGGATTGACGGACCTAGTCAAATCAACGGCATTAAACAAAAAGACAACTGCAAACAGTATAATACTGGCAGTACCACTGTTGCCTGGTTAAATAGACAAACAACAGAAGTAGCCGAACAAAAGCTCTATGACCTAATGGTAGGTAATATTGAAGCGGTTCGCAAGTTGGTTGAGAAAGTAGGAACCCTTGATGAAAATCTTAGAATGGTACGACTCGGCAGCGATATTCTGCCTGTGTACACTGAGCCAACTTGGAGCAGGTTTTGGCGGATTCCCTCTGTCCGTGACACTTGTGAAAGAGGATTTCGAGCCGTGGGAGATTTGGCTCGCGAGAGGGGTGTTAGGTTGTCTTTTCACCCTGGTCAGTTTACTGTGCTGGCATCTGCTAGTGACGATATTGTAAGCAGAAGCATTGAAGAATTTGAGTATCACACTGACATGGCTCGCTGGATGGGCTATGGCAAAACCTTTCAAGACTTTAAAATCAATGTACATATCAGTGGCCGGCAAGGTCCTGATGGAATTAAGCGTGTGATGCAGAGGTTGAGCCCCGAAGCTCGCAACTGTATCACAATCGAAAACGACGAAATCTCGTGGGGTATTGACTCAAGCCTTGAGTTGGTAAATACCTGCGCATTGGTGCTAGACATACACCATCATTGGATACACACAGGAGAATATATTGAACCGACTGACGACCGTGTTAAGCGGATTATTGATAGTTGGCGTGGTGTGCGACCTGTTATACATTACAGTGTTTCACGGGAAGACTGTATTGTTGAGCATCCCCGACACATCCGCCCCGATCTTTCGTCCCTCTTAGAAACCGGGCATAAAAAATCAAAGCTCAGAGCTCACTCAAACTTCTACTGGAATACAGCAGTGAATGAATGGGCTTTGAGCTTTCGAGACCAATTTGACATAATGTGCGAAAGCAAGGCTAAGAATCTAGCCAGCTTTGCACTTTATGAACAAAGTCTTAAGCAGCCGGCTTTGCTTTTGGCTTAGGTGGTGCTTTTGGCTTAGGTGGTGCTTTTGGCTTAGGTGGTGCTTTTGGCGTTGCAGTCTTTGGAGCAGCAGGCTTTTTAGCGAACTGTTGCTTTTTAGGTGCAGGCTTTTTAGCAGGTGCTTGTTCAACCACAGCCGCTGGAACAACTGCCTCTGGAACAACAACTACTGCCTCAACTGCCGGGGCAGGTGCTGCCTCAACTTTATATGGAACGGGTGCAGCTTCTACAGGTGCAGGTGCAGCATCTTTGGCTCCAAATAGTTTTTTAATTAATCCTAGCATATTAATCTCCTTAGGAATTTATTTAGCGGTAAATACACGTATGGCATTTAAATTCATTCAAAACTTCATTGTTGAAGGTAAAAAAGACAAGTTAGTTCAATTAACGTTGCCTTACTCTCGCACAGATCTAAATCCTGTTATAAGTGAAGAAACTCTAGACTATCACTTTGGAACACTATATAAAGCCTATGTGGATCGTTACAACAAAGGAGAAGGTGACAGAGACTTCAATGAAGCAGGGGCGTTTTTACATGATATTTTATTTGATCAATACCAAAGTCCTTCTGGCTCTAACAAGCCCGACGGTGCTGTATTAGAACTAATAGAAAGCAAATTTAAAACGTTTGAAGCGTTTAAAGAAGAATTTCTTAAGGTGGCTATGGGCATACAGGGCAGTGGTTGGGTGTACCTAGCACGTAATGGCAGTATTAAAACCATTATTAATCACGAAATCAAAGAAGATATTGTGCTGCTGATTGATTGGTGGGAACATGCTTGGGCATTGGACTATCAAGCTGACAAACAAAAGTATCTAGAAAACCAGTGGAAGATTATTAATTGGGAGAAAATAAATGGCCTACAGTGACAAAGTTATTGACCATTATGAAAATCCCCGCAATGTCGGATCGTTTGGAAAAGATGATGATAACATTGGTACTGGCATGGTTGGTGCTCCTGCCTGCGGTGATGTTATGCGTTTACAGATAAAGGTAGATCATGATACAGGTATTATTACAGATGCAAAATTTAAAACGTATGGCTGCGGATCGGCTATTGCGAGCTCGAGCCTTATTACAGAATGGGTCAAAGGAAAAACACTCGACGAAGCCGGATCAATTAAAAACTCCGAAATTGCCGAAGAACTAGCCCTACCGCCAGTTAAAATACATTGTAGTATATTGGCTGAAGATGCCATCAAAGCAGCCGTAAATGATTACCGTAACCGACACAGCGTATAAAAAGATCAAACAAAATTTACAGCGCCGCGGCAAGGGCGTTGGCATCCGCATAGGTGTAAGAACTACTGGCTGTAGTGGTCTAGCATATACCATCGAATATGTAGACCAATACACAGCTGAATCGGGAGTAACTAATTTTGCTCAAAAAGACTTTGTAGTACTAGTTGATGCAAAAAGCCTGGTATACTTAAACGGACTAACAATGGATTGGGTTCGCAATGGGCTCAATGAAGGATTTGATTTTATCAATCCAAACGAACGTGATCGATGCGGTTGCGGTGAAAGTTTTAGAGTCTAGTATCTACCAACAGGTAGAGTACTGCTAGCAGGCAAGTCCCATATCTTTTTACGCTCAACACCTTTGCGTTGAGCAAATCTTTTGTGATCACAATTACTACAACAATGAAAATAGTTGTTGCTTAGTCTTTTACGATCTACGTGTTTAAGATCTCTTTTGAATGTCTCATCACAATTGTCGCACCGAAACACTGCCAGAGTTTTATTACGAGTATACGTGTGTTCTTCCCCTAGCTTACTGAGTCTAACATATTGACTTTCTTGAAATTCTGTCATTAGGAACATTCTATATTTACATTCGGCTTATAAAACTTTGGAGCTAAATAGTAGAGCAACCTTAAATCTTAGGATTCAACTATGGCAAGAAAAACGATTGATATAGGTATTGTCGGTAATGACGGTACAGGCGACAGTATTCGCGACTCATTTAGAAAAGTAAATGACAACTTCAGAGAACTCTATGGAGCATTAGGCCTAGGCAGTAGACTAAAATTTTCTACTCTAGAAGACGCCCCAGTTGGTGGCGAGGGCGATGCCTACTATCAAGGATTTGAAAATTCTTTAGTTGCAGTTAATGCCAACGAATCTGGGTTGGTGTTTAAACAATTAGTTGCTGGTACTGGTATAAGTTTGGTATTTGACCAAGAAAATGAAATCACAATTACCAATACTCGAAGCACTATTTCTGCAGATACAAGTCCAAGATTAGGTGGAAATTTAAAAGGTCAATCGGGTGGTACACAGTTTAGAATACAAGAACTAGCTACTCCTATAACTTCTGACGAAGCATCCAATAAAGCCTATACAGATACCAAGATCGCATTAGCTGGCGTAAATGCCATAGATCCGGCGGTTGGTATTGTAAATTCTGCATTTGGTACTATGACTGGTCCATTAGTTCTTTCTAGAGATCCTAGACCAGAAGACGATGTAACCTATGGCGGTCTTGTTGCTGCTACTAAAAATTACGTAGACAATGCAGGTTATGCTAGCCGTATTAATTTATATGTTTCTACAGCGGGCAGTGACGAACGTATTGGTGTTGGCTCTAGCACACAGGGTCGTGCCCTGGCCTTTGCCTACAGAACTCTAGAAGCTGCGTTGAAAAGAGCAGAAGAGATTATCAAAGCAAGCCCTCCAGAAATTGGGCCTTACAAGAAAGTTTTAACCTGGACCAATCCGGAATCAGGAGTTAGAAGCAATGCTAATCTAACTGAAATACAAGTATCTCCAGACTCTGGCACAGGTTTTGCAGGTCGTGTTACCTTGACCGTTGACAGCGTACAGTTAATCGATAGTGGTTTTAATTTCCAAGCAGGTGAAATATTAAAGATCAAACCAACAGGAGGGTCCGATGCTGATGCGGCCACTGTTCAAATTTTAACAGTTAACAGTCAACCCGGAACACCTAATGGTCCAATTTTAACCTATAGAATTGTAACAGGTGGTAGATTTGATGAAGGTCTAGGCGGAACTGGAACTGGATTGCCAGAGACCAATGCTAATGGTTATGTGTATTGGCCTAGCACAGTGCCAGGAAGTACCTATGGTACTAATGCACTGTTCCTAGTGAAATATCGAGTTAGTACAGCTATTATTGAATCACCGGGTAGTGGTTTCAGTCTAGTGTCAGTTCGAGTAAGCCCCACTGTGACTGACACAGGTGCTACAGCAGGATTTGGTTTTGCTGATGTATCTAGTGGAACAATAGTTGGAATTACCATTACAGATGGTGGTGAAGGCTTTACTGAGTTTCCAGAACTTGTTGTTAATCTTCCTAGATTTGCAATTTACACAGGACACCAACGAACAGACTATACTGGAGATGTAACTACAGATAGTGCCGCTGCAAGACGTGGCCGAGATATCAGAGAAGGACTATACCTATATGGAGAGACTTCCGGAGCACTGGCTCAGATTCTAGCACACAGCGGAGAATTAGATACCAGCGGTAATGAATTATTTGACATTGATATCAAGTACGGTGTTTTTAAAATTGGCGAGAGTATCAGCTACGGTGATGTAGCCAATACTAGACAACTGTGTGTGTTTGTTGAAGCCGGTATATATTACGAAAATTTACCATTAAGAGTTCCACAAAACGTGGCCATTAACGGGGATGAATTCCGTAGAACTATTATACGTCCAAAGAAAGGCATGAGCTCAAGTCCTTGGGCCTTCCAGTATTTTAGAAGAGATAAAATAATTGACGGATTAAACACAGCTCGAAACGATTATAATGCTGCCCGAGATGATGTGTTTGGTTATCATTACCTGGGCAATGCCGATGAACCAATTTATCCAGAAGCATCTATTAACAACAAAGGTTATTATAGATCAGCAGCAGATCTGTTGTCATTGAACAAAAAATTTATACAAGAAGAAGTTATCACTTGGATTAATAAAAATACTGTTGAAGACGTGTCTCCGTTTGGAACTGGTTTTACCTACAATCAAGACTTATGCAAGCGAGATGTTGGTCTATTGATTGATGCTATGGTATTTGACCTGCGCTACGGCAGTGCTCCTAGAACTATTTCAGCAGCGTTAAAATACCGAGGATCAGCAACTGATCTAGGCGATCCTGCTATTGCTATTGGTCCTGATCAATTAGATCAAACCATTGCGGCTATACGAAGATTAGAAACTGTGGCGCAGGCGGTAATTAAAAATGTAACTGTTTCACCTTCTAGTTATACTAACCCCAATACAGGTACACTAATAACCTACAGCGAGCCACAGATTGTTGACAGTGCCTACACAGCAGAAACTGGTGCAGGCGGTGCCGCAATAACTGTTTTGTCTGTTACCAGAGACAGCAACTGTACCATCACAACTACTGGTCTACACGGACTGTCCACAGGCGAAACTGTGACATTCCGCAATATGGGAGGTATGACCAATCTCAATGGTCGTAGCTTTACCATTGCTGTGGCCACAACCTCATCTTTTGTAATCTACGAATACGGTGATTCAACTCCTGTTAACAGCGTAAACTTTGCAGCCTACACAGCAAGTTCTGGTGATGTAATACCTAATGGTGGAGTTATTGCAAGACTTACAGATGTCATAGTTGATATCATCGACTCTGCAAGTTCGTCGTTCAACGAACCCTTAGATAACGACCTAATGGACGTTTTCTTAATGAACGATGCTACTATTCTTCGTGCAATAACGATACAAGGCCATGGTGGATTTGGTTTGGTTCTTGACCCAGAAGGACAAATTCTTGCTAAATCTCCATATGCTCAAGAAGGTGCTGTGTTCTCAAAGAGCAACGGACAACATCAATTTAATGGTGGTATGTTTGTTGACGGGTTTTCTGGTAACGTAGAATTTAGAATTACACAGAAAATCAGTACCACTAGACTAGTTGTCAGCGAATTGAAACGCTTGCCTCAACTGCCAGCATCTTTTATTGTTGAAGACACTGTATATAGAATTAACTACGTTAGAGATTTTACCTATGGTACCAGTGGCAGTACTGCCACTTTGGTCTTGGACGAAACCACTCCCTGGCCCTATCCAGTGTTTAGTTACAATGAAGCTATATGTAGTCGAGACGTTGGATTAATCATTGAAGGACTAGGTTATGATGTTGTTCAAGGCGGAAACTATTGGAGTAGAAAAGCTGGACTGACCTATCGTCAGGCCAATGCTGCTGTGGTCCTCAATGATCAATTGGACCTAACTATACGTGCTATTGAATATGCTCACGATCTTGCAGATGATTCGTTAGCTGCCCTTGCACCTACATCATTCTACGATGCCAGTAGAGCTGTTGTTGCTCAAAGTAAATTAAACTTCAGCAACATTATTCGTAGAGGAACAACCGCAGCTCCTACCCTAAGCCTGCCCACTCCGGCAGGTGCTCCTTCAAATAGGATCAACGCCAAGGCATTGTTGATAAACAACAGTGATTTCTTAAAGGAATTAGGAACAGGTTATATTACAACTACCTATCCACTGTTGGTGTTTTCTTCACCTAGCTCGCAACGTGATATTGAATATATTATTTCGGCCATCTGTTATGATTTGAACTATGGCGGAGACAGCGAAACTAGAGATGCTGCCTACAGATACTTCAACGGAGTAGGTGATACACTAGAATTACAAGTATTGTCTACACAATATCAGGCTTGTGAAAATGCTCTAACTGCGGTCAAAAATGCTGCTAAACAGGTTATTGTCAACACCACAGTGGCAACAACCTATGGTGCTACAACAACTCAGAGATACGACCTATCCAACCCCAGTGATAGTACTGTTGTAGCCGTTCTAGAAACACTGTTTTCTATTGTGATCAATGCCCTAACAGCTTATAGAACCAATGGTGGAACTGAAGCACAGAAACTTGCAGCTGGTGTTGCCGCTGCTAATATTGCAGCTTCTACATATCCGGATTTGGTCACTGATTCTGCAGGCAGAACCTACGATACCTATAAAAAATTAGCAAGAACTAGTTTAACTACAGCTAAGACTAGTATTCAAACAGGCACTGTAGCATGGGTCAATGACAACTCTAACATATTTGAAATTCTGATGCCTGGTAACAGATCAATGTTGAGCAACGACTTTACACAGATTTGTGACATGGGCTACGGTCTAATTGCAGCCAACGGTGGATTAACTGAAGCAGTATCCATGTTCACCTACTACTGCTATACTTCTTATTACTCACTGACTGGTGGACAGATTCGAAGTATTGGTGGTTCTAGTGCCCACGGTGTTTATGCTTTGGCTGCTGAAGGTTCAGATCCATTAGAAGTTCCAACACCAGTCGACTTATACTATGAACTCACACAAGGTGCTGTGGTCTACAATGTAGGTGGTCTCTATAACAATGCCAAAGCAGGGTTTATTGTGTATGTTACAGATTACGACTACAATCCAAGAAGTTTCAGCGAGGTTGAAGTTGACCATGGAGGCCAAATTGGACTGGTACGATATCCTGTAATTTCTGCAGTATCGGAAAGTGATTTCCCAAATGACAGTACTGGACAAAAACTTTATCGACTAAACCTAAGTTCAGATACAGATGGACTGGCTGAAACAATTGCAAATGGTACTCGAGTCACGCTGAGAATGAACACCGAAGTTATTCTAACAGGTGGTGTTGTTGGGGTTGCTGTTCGTCCTAGTACTGCATTGAAATTATACGAGCTGTATACAAGTCAGCTATATCGTGTTCTACAGTTTACAGATTACTTTCCTCCAACCTACGAAAACAGAACCTGTACATTTAGCGTAGCCAACGAAGCTGTTGTTACTGTTACAGCTCACAATCAGCTGCCTGGTTACGCTGTGAGATTTTATACCAGCGGCACATTACCAGCAGGGCTTATACAAGATGATACCTATTGGATCATAGACGAGGGTTATACTACAACTACGTTTAAAATTTCTTTAAGCAAAAACGGAAGCCCTATTTCAATAGCAGATGCAGGAGTCGGCAGTCATTATTTCACTGCAACCAAACTGGCTAATACACTGTTAAAAGACGGCTATAACTGGGCAGAGATGACGCTGTCTCCTCGTCAAGAGTACGCTGTTAGAACCAGTAGTCCTGGTGGTGCTAGACTGATTGTTGGTCCTAGAGAAACAGTATCTACCTATGTGTATAAGGTTTTATCGGTAGGGACCACAGCATGGAACTCAATTGGTTATGTAGGGTCTCCCACAGTGGGCGGTACATTTACTAGAAACAGTACAAGTTTAGCAGACTACGGAACAGGCACCTGCGTGGTCAATAGTGCTACCTGTACATTTGATCATACAACCAACACCATCACCAGAAATAGTCACGGGTTTGTTGACGGGGATGTTGTTAGATTTGACACCGATGGAACGCTGCCAGGCGGTGATCCAGGCTTGACTGCATTTATACAGTACATTGTTTACAACAAAGGTACCAACACGTTCCAACTTGTTGGGTATCTGGGCAGTACCACAGTCATTGATTTCAGCGACAATGGTAGTGGAACATTTGTAGTTGACTTGGTCAATGGCGGTGCGGGCAGCACAAAACTTGCCATTGTTGAGGTTGGAACCAATGATGTTCCTAGATTGGTCGGAACAAAGTTTGGCTGGAAGGGTCGTGTTCACGAAGTAACACAGTATGACAGTCCTGCCATTACAGGTGAGTCATATGCCAATGTTTATTTTACTCCGGCACTAGAAACCAGTGCTGTCACAGTCTATGGATCAGTAACACTGTTTGCTGGTGTTGCTGCTAGGACAGATGGTTCACAGGGTACACTGACAATTCGTATTGCGTTGACTCGTGTTACATCACATGACCTATTGGAAATTGGTACAGGTAGCTATGCTGATACAAACTATCCAAACGAAATTTACGGACCACCTGTACGTATTGCCACTGAAACATTGTTGGATACCACAGGTGAAGTCGAGTATGCACAGATTGTAGAACGTGGTGAAGGACGCTGCTTCTTTGTAACCACGGATCAATTCGGTAACTTCTCCGTTGGTCCATTCTTTAGAGTTGACCAAGGTACTGGTACTGTTACATTCTCAGCCAGTTTGGCGTTGAGTAACCTAAGCGGATTAGGATTCAAGCGTGGTGTTCCTATTGCTGAATTCTCCACAGACAGTGCAATGTCTGACAATGCCACTGACACTGTACCAACAGAAAACGCAACTAGAACATATATCGACCGTCGTCTAGGAGTAGACCACAGCGGAATCACTGTTGACAGCGGAAGATTGCTTCCTGTTACTACAGGAGGTTTCTTGGCGTTGACTGGCCAGTTAGGCATGAAAGGTTCGTTGAATCTTGACCAGAATAGAATTAGAAACGTGGCCGATCCAGTAGATCCTCAAGATGCTGTTAATCGTCGTAGTATCAGCTTTGATGCTATTATTGCCAACAGCTTCCCAGGTCAGCAGGTGTCTGCGGGTATGGCCATTGCATTTACAGGTACAGGCAACGAAGGTCGTGCAGTTACCATATCTGGTGACCTAAGTGTACCAGGCGACAATGCTATTACCACAGGACTTGATTCAACACAAAACGCATGGAACATTTACATCAAAGATGACGTTATCGATAATGCAAATATCAACAGTACTGCGGCCATTGTACAGAGTAAACTGTCAATGGTTGCTGCCAGTACTAGAGCCAATGCTACAAGTATAACCCAGGCAGATCGAGGATTGGTAAGTTTTAACTCAGCTGAATTTACATTGACCAGCGGCTGGGCAGAATTAAAAACCAACGGTATTGCTGTTGGTAAACTAGCACAGATTGCCACAGAAACTGTACTAGGACGTACTATCAGTGGAACTGGTGATGTTAGTGCTGTGGCATTCTCTGATGTTGTCAACACCGGACTTGGTATTAAAAAGAGCCAATACAGTTCGGCAGGTGCATTCTTACGTAGAAAAACAGATGCCTCAACGTTTTCCGCTGATGGAAATTTTGAAACAATTCTAGCAAAAGATTTTTATTCTGGAATTAATTTTACCGATACTGACGCCAACGGAAAACTTGTAATACGAGATCCAAGTGGAGATATTGGATCCAGAGACATCTACGCTTTGAGATCATTCTATGTCGGAACCAGTGCAAATGTCAATAAGAAGTTAGTAGATACTGCTCTAACTGCTACTGGTGGCCAAATCAACATTTACGGATTTAACGGCACACTAGGGGTATCAATTGGTGACGGTAGTTTAACCACTGACAAAGTTTCATCATACAGAAACAACAGTCATAGATTCCGTTTATATGATGACAGCGCCTTTGCTCCTATACAGGTCAGCTCGGTTATTTCAGATACATTTACCACAGGTGGTGCAACAACTGTAGGTACAATAACTGGTAATTTAAGCATGAGTGGGGTTAGTAACCTTACACTGGGTACTGGCACAATTGATGCTACTACAGGTACACTAAAATCTACAACACTTACCACAGGTGCTGTGGGCACAGCTGGTACACTAACTGGTGCTTGGAGTTTGAATACCACAAGCAAGCTGATAGGGCAGACTGGCAGTGAAATTGATTTTAGCACAGGTACTATCAAGTCAAGAACATTTACTACAGGAGCAAATACCACAACAGGTAACATGACCGGTAACTGGACCATGACCTCTGGAAGTAAGATTGATTTTACCAGCGGTACATTGCAGTCAACAACATTGACCACAGGCGCAACTGCCACAGCCGGTGTAATCACCGGTCAATGGAGTACCGCTGTTGGCAGTACCATAAATTTAGGCACCACAACATTTACCACTAGAGACATCACTACAGGCGGTGAAGCAATCACAGGTACAATCACAGGTGATTGGTCAATGGTTGGTCTAAGTAACCTAACATGGGGTACTGGCTATTTAGATATGCGAACAGGCACATTCTATACAGATACTCTAACAACAGGCGCCGCTGGAACAGCTGGTGTTATTACCGGCAACTGGAGTATGGCTACCACTAGTAATCTAACCTTAGGTACTGGGGCGATTGATGCTAGAACAGGCACATTGTATACTGATACATTGCACTCTGGCGATACTGCTACTGCTGGTCTTATAACTGGTGCATGGACATTGGCATCAGGCAGCACCTTGGTTGCATCAACTATTGCAAGCCAAGCAAATTCTGCTACAATCACGGCAACCAATGCCAACACAGCAAACACCATTGTTCTAAGAGATGCCAGCGGAAACTTCAGTGCTGCTACAATCTCTGCGTCTTTAAGTGGCAATGCCAGCACAGCCAGTGCGTGGGCCACTGGCAGAACAATTACCTTAACTGGTGATGTAACTGGTGTGTCTGCTGCATGGACTGGAAGTGGTAACATCAGTATTGCTACAACTATATCAGCAGATGCCACAGTCCTAGGCACAGATACAACAGGTCAATACGCAAGTACCGTTGGTGTTAGTGGCAATGGGTTAAGCTGTACAACTCCTAATGGTACTGACGGCACAGCATATACCATTACCAGCAATGCTACCAATCTCAACACTGTTAGTACACTGGTATTCCGTGATTCATCTGGTAATTTCTCAGCAGGAACTATTACTGCTGCTCTAAGCGGCAACGCAAGTACTGCTACTACAGCGGCAGCGTGGACCACAGGCAGAACAATTACTCTAACAGGTGATGTAACTGGAACATCAGCACTATTTGACGGCAGTGGTAATCTTAGTTTTGCCACAACCATTGCTGCTAATTCAGTAGAATTAGGAACTGACACAACTGGTAGTTATGTACAACAAGGTACAACCAGTGGCAACGGTCTCAGCGGCAGTGTAAACAGCGAAGCTGGAACATTCACAGTCACATCAAATGCTACCAATCTCAATACTGCCAACACAATTGTATTCCGTGATTCAAGTGGAAACTTCAGTGCAGGTGTTATGACTGGTACGGCCACAGCGGCACGCTACGCTGACTTAGCAGAACGCTATGCTACAGATCAAGAATACCCAGTGGGTACTGTTGTGGTATTTGGTGGCGAGAAAGAAATCACAGTCAGCAACATCAAAATGGATACTAGAGTTGCAGGTGTTATATCTGCAAATCCTGCATACATGATGAACTGCGAAGCAGGTAGTGATGCTACACATCCTTATGTTGCGCTGGCAGGTCGTGTGCCATGTCGAGTGGTTGGTAAGATCAAGAAAGGTGACATGCTGGTCAGCAGTGGCATAGCAGGTATAGCTGTGGCCACAGATAATCCAAGGATGGGATCTATGATAGGAAAAGCACTTGAGGACTATGACTCAGATCACATAGGCACAATTGAAATTGTTGTAGGGAGAGCATAATGACTAGACAAACAATTACATCAAGATCGGCTCCCATAGTTTGGAGCACAGTCGACGAGGCATTTGAAAAAATCAATGCCAACTTCACTGAGCTCTATGCCAGCATTGGTGACGCTGGTAGTATCGGCTTTGATGCGCTTGTAAGTGATTTAATTCCAAATCAAAACGACACTTATAATTTAGGCGATCCAAGTAAACGATGGAGCAATTTATATCTCAGCGGATCTTTGAGTTTAGGAGGAGCAGCCATTACCAACGAAGGGTTAACTATAGATCTTCCTAGCGGTTCTACTGTTGCCGGTCAACTTATTATTGATCAAAATAAATCATTCTTTAAAGAAGTAGCAATCGTTGGTGGCAGCTCAATTGTCGCAGATCAATTTAGTGATATACTTAATCTCGAACCAGGAAATGGCATACGACTATTTACAGACTCGGCTTCAGATACTATTATTATAGCCAACGACGGGGTGAACGGTATACAAGCCGGTATAGGAATTGGTGTTAATTCGGACAGCACTGCTGGAGTTTATATCATCAGCAATGAAGGTGTTCGTTCAGTTACTGCCGGCGATGGTATGGAAATTGTTGACAGCTCAGCAACAGGCGACATCACTATACATAACAACGGTGTATTGAGATTAGAGGCTGGTCCTAGTATTACATTAAGCAACGGTGGTTTACCGGACGGCGATGGAAAAATTATTATTACCAACAGTGCTCCTGCAGGTAATGCCTATAGAATTATCGCTGTTTCGGGAGAAGCTACATTAACTGCTCCCAGTCTTGCTGGTACGCTAACACTGATTGAAGGTGCTGGTATGAACATTACCACAGCATTGGCATCAGGCGCACTAACTAACCGAGTGACTTTTGAAAACACAGGAGTGCTGAGTTTAACTGCTGGCGCTGGTCTCACAGTATCTGCTGCCACAGGTGCCGTTACCGTTAGTTTTAATAATAGAATTGACATAATTGGCAGCGTGTTTGGAGATGATTCAACGGTAATTATCAACGGCATTGATAACACTGTCAGTGGTACATCAGTTACAGGGGGTGTTGTTCGATTAACAGGCAGCACAATTTCTACCACTGACTCCAGCGGTATAACTGTTGTCACTGCAACAACTTTTAATAGTGATGTTACTATAGATAATGAACTGACTGTAACTGGTAATTTAATTGTCAACGGCACCACTACTACCATAAACTCTGTCACACTCACAGTAGATGACAAAAACATAGAACTAGGATCAACTGCATCTCCCACAGACGCCACTGCCGACGGTGGAGGTATCACACTCAAAGGCACCACAGACAAGACATTTAATTATGTAAACTCCACGGGTCTATGGACAGCTAACATTGGTATCGCGGCTGCTTCTTTTACTGGTCCTGCTGCTACCGCTACCACATCAAGTACTGCCGCAAGTGTTGGTTACATGGGCTTGCCGCAGAGTGCTACTACTACCACTGCTACATTGGCTATAGGTGATGCTGGCAAACACATTTATGTGAATACAGCAAGTCAGACAATGACTATTCCGGCAAACAGTGCAGTACCTTATCCTATAGGAACTGCTATTACATTTGTTGCTGGGCCAAGTGCTGGCACAGTTACTATTGCTATTACAACAGATATTATGTACTTGGTGGGCACTGGAACTACAGGATCAAGAACCTTAGCTGCATACGGTACTGCCACTGCTATCAAAGTGTCAGCTACAGCATGGTACATTAACGGAACAGGACTAACATAAAATGGCAAAGAAAATAATTAGAACTGGCACAACTGCTGACCCAACTGGTGATAGCCTTAAAAATGCCTTTATAAAAGTAAATGACAATTTTACTGAACTGTACAATGCATTGGGCCTGGATGCAGATTTGTTAAATCTAGGGGCGTTTGAATTCACTGGTAGTGTGATGACTACCACAGACAGTACTGCCATTGTGATTGATCAAGCTGCTACCATAACCAGCAACCTGTCAGTGGGTGGAGACATTCTGCCGCAGACTGCTCACGGTGGCGATCTAGGTTCAAGCACACTGCCTTGGCGCAGCCTCTATGTCAGCAACAACACAATTTATATTGGTGGTGTTCCACTAACTTTAGACGCCAGCAATAACCTAACAGTCAACGGCAGTAGAGTTGGTGCCACAAGTTATGCTGACTTGTCAGGTAAACCAGCATTGACTACTGTGGCCACTACAGGCGCCTATGCTGACCTAACTGGCAAGCCAACTATACCAACACTTGTTAGTCAACTGGCTAACGACAGTGGTTTCTTAACTTCAGTCGGTAACATCAGCAATATACAAAGTGAAGGCGATATCAACATTGACATCAATCTTGCAGATTCAACTCTGCGTAGATGGCGTTTTGGTGAAGATGGCGATCTAACACTACCCAGCACTAGCGGATTTATTGATAGATTATATACAGATAACAGTGGTAGTAGAACCAAGTTAGAAAAGAAAATAGAATCATCTCCTACTACGGGTACGATTGCTAAACTTGAACTTGATCTAGACAACGGAAATATTAGGTTAGCAATAGGAAATTACACAGGCGGTAACGATCAATGGATTGACACCAGTACTTGGGCCTTTCGAGGAGATACTGGCAGTTTGACATTACCTCCAGCAGGTAAAATTATCAATAACAACAATGAGTGGACCTTTGGCACAGGTGGTAGCTTAACCATTCCAGGCGATATCCGCAGCGACAGCAATATCAACATTGACATCAACTTGAGTGATTCCACACTGCATAGATGGAGTTTTGGTGAGGATGGTGCGTTAACTTTGGCCAAAGATATTATTGTTGGCAACAATGGCGGACATATCTATCAAGATGGCCTAGGCACCAATGGCACTAGCATCAAGTGGGTGAATATGACCGGTCAAAATAATATGCTCAGAGTCTTTGCAGATGATAGAACAACACTGGCCGATGAACGTTTAAATGTTGGTATGGATAATGACAATGGTTTTTATATTGAGATATATTCAACCAGCACGAACACATGGAACTTTGGCTTAGATGGTGTATTAACTATCCCAGGTGATATCAAGAGCAACGGTAATATCAACATCGACATCAATCTTTCGGACTCAACACTGCGTAGATGGCAGTTTGGTGAGGATGGCAAGTTAACATTTCCAGACGGTGCTAACTACGCTGGACAGACTGTTACAATGCCAACTACTACTATTGGCAATACAAACAGTTTTGTTTGGGAATTCAGCGACAATAGCTTAGGCAGCGATAGGATAACACTAAACTGGAATCTTTTAGCATCAGACACCGCTGGTTTCTACATTGGTACAACACACAGCACTACTGGCAAGTATCTATTCCTTGATGGCACTGATCAGAGCCTGAGCTACTTTCCCGATGGTGTTCCTGGTGGTGGTAAACTTATATTTGGCTCATCAGCAGGCAACAATGCCGGAGATGCCAACGCTATAGAAATCAAAGCTGCCTCCGGTGATGTCTATCTAACTTCTACAGAAAGTGTAAAGATAACCGTTGATGCGGCGGATAGTTCTGCGAGAATCTGGACATTTGATCCTACTGGCGAGTTAACAGTACCAGGACCGATTAGTGGATTAGGTAATGCTAAACTAGACTTTACTACTTACGGAGCCAACTCCGCATATCTAACAACTACTGATACTGATTCTACTGCATTGTTTATGGGTGCGGCAACTGCTGAGTTATACGCTGATACAAGTATCCAAATTAGGACCAATACTGATGGAACATCAAAGGCATGGACATTTGATGACACTGGTACATTAACATTCCCAGATTCTACTGTACAATCTACTGCCTGGACTGGTAGTGTGGCCTATGCCAATGTAACAGGAACTCCTACGCTAGCCACAGTGGCCACAAGTGGTAACTATGCTGACT